ATTAGGTTCAATAGGCAAGTCTTGCATGCGCTTACTATGCAAACGTCCGCCATAAATCTTTAGACTGGCTTTGCCAGGTGCAACATCAATCAAGTCAATGTGGTCGATGTATTTGCATTGAGGCAAGCTGTACTTAGACTCTATGTCCCAAGCTCGGGCGTTGTTGACAATGATGTCATCTGACAAGACCTTTAGCTTTGCAGCATCAAAGCCTGCAATGGCACCTTTTAAAAGCAGCAAGTCATACCTGTTGCCGTTGAAAGTGATGATGGTGTATTTGCGCAACACGCTGTTAAGTTGTTCTACGTCAAAGTCTGTCCAGCTAGACCGTTCAAACGTCACAACCTTGCCGTTGGCCATAGACTTGATGGCAATCAAAAAGTAGTTTTGATAGCACTCAATGTCAAGCACGGCTTTTGTTCTACTCGACATAGTTACTCCAAACACGACCGCTGCTTAGCCATAAATCTTTGCCGCTAGACACGTAGTCTTGATCAGCCACAATCCGCTTAATGCCTGTGCATAACACCAACTTTGTGCAGCTGATGCATGGTGCGGTTGTGCAATAAAGCGTGTCTGCTGCATCAACATCTTTTAACCTGGCAATTGCATTCTGCTCAGCGTGAGCTGACGTGCACAAGTCAAGGCCTGTGCCACTAGGCAGAGTTGCTCCTGGGCAAGGTGAATCAATGCAATGGTCTGACCCTGGAAACGAGCCGTTGTATCCTGAGGATAAGATGTAACCGTTGCCAGTTATAACAGCTCCAACTTGGCGTCTAGGGCAGGTTGCACGCTTAGCAAAAGCACGAGCAACCTCCATATAAGTTTGATCTAGTGTAGGTCTCGTCATAATTTTAATTGTACAACATTTTAGTCAAGGCCATGAACTTTAAGTAGGTATTCACCTTTGCTAATGCCTGCTAACTTAAGCACGTGGTCATCAGAAGGATGGACTGTCAAAGAGTTAAATGACTCAATCAAACCGTGTTCAAGCATTGCTTTTTGGCGTCCATAAGGATGGTCAATGATTGTGCTGCTGTTCCAGATCTTGTCGCGATCAAGATGGTTGTAGTCATGACCTGGCCTAACGTAGTTTTCAATCCAACGGATTCCATCACAGAAAATGTCTTCGCCGTCATAAGCAGTTGCGCCAATGTCTTTGCAAAATTTCATTGTGACTTCATCTAGAAAGTCTTGCTCTTTGCCTTTGCTCAAAGGCTTAGCTGCATACTTCAAGCATTCGACTGCATTGCTGCCATAAAAGAATGGGCTGTTCAGGTTTACATACTGCGGGAAGAAGTCTGCAATGTCGCTGACTACGGCAGCGTACTGGAATTTGTATGCACGCAGACCTTGTTGCTTGTTCCAGTCAAACATCCATTCGCCAATGTCACGCAAGTCACGCTTGCCTTTTGATTCAAGCCATTCTGCAAGATCCCTTGCTAGTTTAGGTGCATGGTGGCATAAGAAGTAATCACCACCAAGCTTGTAGCCTTCAATAGGTTTTGGAAATGCTGGGAATTGATAACCAACTGATGTGTAAATGGTTGATGTTCTGTTTGCAATGACTTGAGCCATTTGCTCAATCGTGTCGCAGTTAGCAAACTTTGGCAAGATTGTGTTGTTGTAGCCACTAGGTTTTTTAGCATAGTTGATGCCGCTACCTGTAACTCGATGAACTATGAACACATACATCCATTCAGCCAAACCCCATACGTACTCTACTCGATCAAATGATTCGCAAATAGGTTTGCGTACATCGTGCAACTTGTGAGCGTAAGGATGGTTAGGTGATGTGTTGTAAAAGAGATCTAAAACAATCTGCGTAAAGCCGGCGTACTTGCGATTGACCACGTCATAGAGTTCAACATGCCTCATTAGGTCATCTGTGACAGACCCTTCTAAATGAGGAATGGTTCCTAGGTTACATTCTTGCTGCTGAGTTTTTGCCATAGCAGCATAACGAACCATCTCGTCATAGTAGGCAGTTGTTTCGATTCTCATAATCCACGCTCCAGATCACGCATGTCGTGCCATGCTCTTTGGCTATCTAAAGGAATGTCTTTGACTTCTTTGTAGAAGCGATCGACTTTATCGTCTGTGCCTACATTGATGAAAATAGAACCTTTGGCAGCAAAGTTGTCAAAGTCTTCCCAGCACTTGGCATCGTAGTTTGCTGTAGATGGAAAAGGAGGGCGTTTGCTTAGTGGCACGTCTTTTAAGAATGGCTGTGATGCAGACCAAAGAGTAGCATGACCAATCTCGCCATCATGCATATTGCGAGCAACCACTATGCCTTTGCACAAAGCTTCTGGCCATGCAATCTGCAATGCTCTAATTGCTGTGCCTGTCGAGACTGACATCCAGATCTCGGTAGGTTCCTCATCAAGCTGCTCAGCAATCTGAGTGCCTAGCCTAACAATTCCTGCCGTGACTAATGGTGTTTTTGCCAAGCCGAAAGGCAAGTACTTTGCTCCATGCTGCTCTGCCCATTTTTTAGCATAGCTGTTTAATGTAGGCATTGCTGCAATCTTTATGAACCTCAAGTCAGCACCATAAGCTAGCAATGCTTTTTGATGCTTAGAAGGCTCTCCAGAAGCCGGGCAAAAGAACACACACTTTTTGCCGTACATCTCAGCTAAAGTTGCAATTGCATCCATTGCCATGCCAACTCGAGGTGCACAATAAACCAAAACATCCTCTTTGCATTCTGCAACTAGCTGCTCTGCTCCATAGCCTTTTAAGCTTGACTGACTGGCATCGCCTCTAAAAACGTACTTGTCTTCGTATTTGTGGACTACGGGCTTTGAAAGCCTAGACACAAAGCCATTGCTCATTTCTGTGTAGTAAGCACGAGCCTCTAATAAACTCATGCCGTGAGGAACGTCTTTGTTGGAGTTGTTGGTTGTGATAGTGAAAAGACTCATGATTGACCCCAGTTAAAACGACGATAATTGATAGGGGCAATGTGAACAGATGAACTCAGTTCCATATACTTCTTGGCATACTCTTCACCGTCCATAGAATACCATTCCGTAGGAGGGCCGATTACTTTGTATTCGCAAGACATGAGGTCTATAAAATAGTTTGTCCAGTCTCGCCTGGAAGCCATTGAACCGCAAAAAGGTTTGTCTTTGTAGTAACCAGTCTGTGGCAGCCTACGCGCCTCATACTCAACAGGCACAGGCGCTGCAACTTCTATTGCTACTTCTAATTCTGCTTTGATAAACTCAATCACATTGCAGTAACGATCGCACAATTCTTCGATGGCTTTACCTGAATCAGGCTGACGGCCGATGTGATGACGTATGTCAATAGAGCCGGCAACCAAAGTTACTTTGCTTGGCATTTTTCTGCAACTGAGTATCTGCTTAACAAACTCGCCTTTGGTCAAAGCTCCATGCAGCGTCAAACCGTTTGTACGCAACACCATGCTTTTAGGAGAAGCAAAAGCCGTTGAGTGGCTATCGCCAACAGCAACCTTTGCAAAACCTAACTGACTTTGCAAAATGGTTTTGCTATTAGCAAGTCTAAGTTTAAAGGCGTCAAGAAGAGGCTTTGTTAGACGAGGCGAACAGGTTGCTTGGCCTATCCGCTTTTCTAACTGCTCACCATAGTTAGGCATTGGCAAGTCTAAGCTAAATAGATTGCCATTGAAGTTGACTAGCTGTTCGATCTTGTCAACGATTTCATCAGTGACGCCTCCAAACAGATTAAGACCTCCTCCAAAGTTCACGCCATGCTCCCAATATAGGTCGCTGCATGAACTTAGGTCGGTATCTTTAGACGCAATTGTGGTGCTCATGCATTCTGCCCAATGCATTGCCCAACCGCGTACATGTGATTTTTCGTTGACAGGTATTGAAGCAAAAAGATTGAAGATCATAAATGTACCAAATGGAAGTGTTTAGGATAAACATGCAATGATCCTGCGTTCCAGTACAAGTTGCCTTTAACTAAGTCAGGGTAGTTTGCATTTAATCTAGCGAGTGCTAAGTCAAGAACCGTGTCTTGCCAAAACCTATCGCCTTTGTAACCATAGACAACGTCGTTGCTTCTCATATTGACTATGTGATGCAGCTTGCCGTCACGGATCAACAGCTGCGTGCTGTAAGTGCACATGAAATCACGCATGCCATCAATGACCGAGTCTTCGTGCATCGATGGCCGAATGTAGATCATCACAGCTTGACGGCTGTTTTTGTTCTTGATCAATGCATCAATAGCCTTGTGGAATTGGTAACCATTCCTAGCACTAAAGACGCACCAACCGTAGTTGCTATTGATCATGCCTTTTGAACTGGCAACTTGCTTCCATACAGCCGGAACAGGAGGTGCAATGTCATTGACGTTGAGCGATTGGCTCATATACCAACGCAACTCCCTAGCATTCCAGGTGTCGCTTACTTCACCAAAAACAAAAGGCTCATCTGCAATGAATGATGCGTTGATGATCTCGAGGTTGCCGTCTTCTGCAAAATCTTTTGCCTCAAGCTTGTCTATCATCGTTTTGCGGATTGATTGGACATTCATGAGTTTTTTTCCTTAAGCTTGGTTTCAATTATTTTTGCAAATGCGTGAAGAATCTTGCTGACTCCTTTAACGCTTCCCATTTGAAAATCTATAGCATAGATCTCCTCATCAGTCAGACTGACCCATGATTTTTTATATTCTTGAATGTCATCGTCTTCTTCGGTCACTGTTTTTCTCATTGGCAACGGCTGTATCCGGTCAAACATCTCCTTACCCTTGTTGTAGAAGTCCTTGCTCTTTCCTGTGCTGTTGCTTATTTTCATGCTTGTCCCCTTACAAAGCGGTCGTCTTTGTTTTGGTTGTATGCAGCATGTTCCATCAAGATGAATAGTTGAGTGCCTGCATGTGCAAGGTGTGGCAAACCAGATTCTGGGTCGTGGTCTTCGCCTGACCAGAATGCCATGAGGTGTCGTTGGATCGATCCATATGTACGGCTCCAAGCAACAGTCTCACCTTGACGGTAAGAGTTGGCAAAATACTTTCTAGCTCCAAAGCCAAAGACATTTGCAATCTGCAGCATAGGATCAATCGGCAGCAGATCGACACGCACCTTTGTTGCATCAAACTTTGGTGCAAAACCTGGAACAATACGTCCATCTGAACTAGGAGCAACAAAGTCAAGGCTTGATTGCTCTTCTAAGATCTGTTGCAGCTTTGCTTCTGGAGCAGTCCAGCCTGCAGGCTTGACAAGGTCACGCTTAAAGCCGCCGCGCTTCTCACCATTTTGACCAAGCTCTTTGGCCATATTTGCTTCCATAACTTTCTCAAAGCCTGCAAGCAGCGGAAAGCCATGACGCTCTAAAGTACCTACTGCAAAGACAATCAAGTCAAGCAGAGCATCGTATTGGTCAACTAGCGTGTCTGCTGCAATGTACTCGTTCAGCTCTTCTTGCATTGCTGCACATCTGAATTCTTTTTCTTCTTTGCTGAGATGGTCTGGGCCTGAGTTATTCTCAAGGCCAAATTTTTCGTGCATGCCTTTAACAAGGCTCATCAACTTTGATTCCATAACTAACTCCTATTCGTATTGATTGTTTGGACAGGCTACGCTCCTGATAGGCACTCCAAGCCGTGCTAGCCGTTGCTTTAACCTAAGAGGTCAGCATCTTCTTTTGCAAAATCAGCAAAGTCAGAGCTAGCTTCAGTGCGACCGCTGAATGCTTCGCCGTCTTTGACCTTCATGATGTTGTCAAGTGCAATCGATACGCCCTTGCCGCCAGTGGGATGTTCCCAAGCGTAAGCACGAATAGAAGCACGGTAGTAAGCACCGCTGTAGATCTCGTCAGCAGACATGATTGGTTTAAGGTCTGTGCCAACAATTCCAGGCTTGTTGTTAGACGTGGCTTGCACGCTGTAGCAGCCGGCAAATTCAGGACGCTCTTCCTCATCACCATCTTTAACCGGTGACTTCATCTTTGGAGGAATTTTGCCCCATTTGCCTTTAGCAGTTTCCTCAACCAGTGCATTCAGTTGTTGCCAGAACGCATCCTTTTTAGGAAGAGGTATGGTAATTTGGTATCGAGCCTTTGCGCCTTCTACGCCTTTGATTGCGTGTGGCTCAAGAAGGTGGACGAAAGAACCGCGGAACTCAGGAGTGATAAGTTTTGACATTTGTTTTCCTATAAAAACGTTGAAGTAAATTGGCCGTCTTTCCGGCCTGTCATTTGGTCGTTAGACCACATCCATCAGCAAGTCACGTGCTTTGTTTTTCATAGCATTGCCGTAACCAAACCATGCTGCATTTTGATTAAGACCGTGATCAACGTGCTCAGTTACAGCATTGAGCAATGCCCACGCTGAACCGCTAGCTTCAGGCAAATCAGAACCTAAAGCTTGACCGTTGAACAAAGCCATGATTGACTGGAAAGCTTTTGTGTTTTCTACTGGCACAGCTTCTTTGGTTTTGATACCATTGACTGTAGTAGTACGCACAGATGCTGGCAAAAGCAATTTAAGGAATTCGACTGCAAAAGTGCTGTTAACTTCTTTTGCAGCTAAGCGGCGTGAATCGATCATGAACTTGTCAAACGCATTGAATGCAATGCCAAGATCTAATGCAGTGTCTTTAGCGCTGAATTCTTTGGAGTGATTGATTCGGATTGTGTCGCCGCTTTCTGCAGCAGCAAAACCAAGAGTGTTTGAGCAAACAACACGAACGCTTGTGAAGCGAGCCGTTGTAGCCAATGTGCCGTCATAAGATGTTGCCAACAGAACATAAGGTTTGACTACGTCTTGACCAACTACTGTTGCACCGTCATTGACTTTAGCCATTGCCCAAATACGCTTGCCGCCTGAGAGTGAGCCTGCTGTTTCTAACTCAAAGTTGTTGTTCTCAGCTAACTTAGCAAAGAAGTCTAATACGTCTGCAGGCTGCACAACTTTGTAGTCTTTGCCAACAACGCCAAGAGGCGCATTGGTGTCAGAGCGATACAAAACATCGCGGCTAGTGTGTGGCAGCATGATACCGCCTGCAGAGTACTGAACCGTTGAGCGTTCGACAGTGTGTGACAAACCTGCTGCTTCGGCCCATACTTCAAGAGGTTGGCCTGCTTCTAACTGCTGGCCAAGACCGTGCCATGCCTTTTCACCTACGTGAGCAAAGTTGGCTTGTGAGTTTGAGAAATCTAATTCGTGTGACATGATAACCTTTCAACATTGAGACAGCGAAGTTGCTGTGATTGCATTGTACAACGCTTTTTTGGACCTGCACAACTATTTTGCATTTTTTTCAAAATCTTTTTTGGCTGACTGGGTTTTGTCCACGGATGGTCTTTTGTCCTTTTCAGGGGCTATGGTAGGCTGGCCATAGCCAACGGTTACCAGATCATCCAGATCTAGGCTTTCACCTTTAAGGGCAACTTCCATTTGTGCCACACTTAGCAATACCGGTTTTGTGTAGATCTGGTCATAGCCTTGCTGCTTTAACCACAACTCAGTTTGAACAGGGTCTGTCCAGCTTCTAGTCTTACGGCCTTCAACAACTTTCCAACCTGGAATAGACTCACCTGCAAGCAGCGTATCTTTTGCCTTAGCTTCTACAGCTTCGATGAACATACTGAGCATCTTAAGTTTTGGCAACCATTCTTCAACTGTGCCTAGACTCATGCTGTTAAAGTCTACTGCGGCAGCTTCATTGGCCAAGCGTTTCATCTCAGGGCATTGTGCTTTAGCGTGACACCATTTGCAAGCCTTATCGCTGGCAACAAACTTGTTAGGTTCATTTTGAATTGCAGCATAAGACAACTTAAGAGCTTCTGCAAAAGCAAGCAGCTCCTCGACTGTAATGGTCCAGCTATCAATATTGCCCATTGGAGGCTGAACAATAGTCAAGGTCATTGTGTCGATGTCATACGCAGGTGAGTACTTCAAGTAGGCGCCTAAAGCATAACAAAGCAACTGCGTATTGCCTTCAGCATCTACTCGCACACCGCCGCCTGTTTTAAGGTCAATGACTCGCATCAATGAGCCTTCAATGATGATAGCATCAGCAGTTCCCCAGCAGTCGTTGATGACCTCGGCTAGTGTGACTTTCTCTTCATAAAACTTTTGGCCATTTAAAGACTGAATGTAGTTCACATACACTTGAACAATTTCAATCATGTCTTGCGTGATGATGTGCTTGTTGACAGTCTTGCCAATGAATGACTTAGGCTCAAGGCCTTTAGTCAAACAATCATCAGAGACTGTGTGCATGGCTGTGCCTTTTTCAGCATAGATGCTTGAGTCTCCTCCTTTAAAGTCAGGCTCTAAGTGGACGCTGCCTGGGCAGGTCATCCACCTAGCACTGGCAGAAGGTGATAATTTAGCGTGCGTCATTGATTAAGCTCATTGCTGCAGCAAATTTGTCTTCTTCAATGTCGCTAACTTTCTTGACATTTAAGTTTGCCAGAATAGCAATGACTTTGTCACGCTTGCCTGTACCGATTAACTCAGCCATGCCTTGACGAAGATCATCAAGTGTTGGCGCTGCTGCTACATCGATTGGCGCTGCTACAGGTTCTACTTTTACAGGCTTTGTTTCTTTGACGGCTTTAGGGGCTACTGCAGCAACTTGCTTGTCGAATGAGTCAAACAAGTCGGCTAGTTCACGAAACTTTTGTGCAATGAGAGATTGATCCATGGTGGACTCCTTAATAATACGGTCGATGACATCCATCTTTGTAAGCACTGAGTTCAGCACTAACGCATCGATGGATCCGGATATGGTCAGAAGGTCGACCGTAACATTGTCCTTCTGTCCAATTCTGTGGCAGCGGTCTGCTGCTTGTTGTATGTCTGCTGGTGACCAGCTTGCTTCAACAAAAACTACATGGCTTGCAGCAGTCAGCGTTAGACCAACTCCTGCAGCTTTAATGTTGCCTACAAAGACTCTGCACTTCTTGTCTGTTTGAAATGCATCAACAGCTATTTGCCTGTCTTCGTTCTTGACTGAGCCAGTTACTTTGACTGGATTAAACTCTTTGAGTGCATCCATCAAGCCATCTATGATGTGCGTGTGATGCGCAAAGACCACGACCTTGTCTGTATGCTCAAGACAGTCTTTAATGTATTTGATGGCATCAGGCAGCTTGCGCTCAGCGTTCATTTTTAGAATGTCGCTGATAGCTTCAAAAGGAATTGAATCAGGCTTGTCAATTTGACTTATGTCAAAAGCTTTCTCACGCTTATCAACTGGCAAGTCTAACTCAATAACTCTATAAGTTTTTGATGGCAGATCTTTTAAGCATTCAGCTTTGGTCATACGCAGCATGAATGGTTGCAGCAATGCTGCTAGTTCTACAGACCTGCTTGAACCTGTGAAGTCGTAAGTATCCCATGGTGTTTTCCAACCGGCGCAATACCTCATGCCAAACTCAAAGTAGCCAAGCTTAGTTGCGCCAATTGAGTAGAGCAAAGTCCACAACTCAATCGGTCTGTTGACGATCGGTGTGCCTGTCAATAAGCTAACGTTAGGAGTTGCCTTGATCAAAGTCATTAAGACCTTTGTGCGTTTGGCTTTGTAGTTCTTTGCGTAGTGAGCTTCATCAACAATCAATGTAGAAACTGTTGGCAAGTCTACCTTTTGCAGAATGTCGTAGTTGATGACAGTCACATCAGAGTTGTTTGGCTTGTCTTTAGGTGATTTGATGACTTGAACACTTAGCTCAGGCCGCCACATCTTCAGCTCTCTTTGCCAGTTGAGTTTTAACGAGGCTGGGCACACCACCAGCGCAGGCTTTATTAAATCTAATGAAGACACACAAGTCTTACCTAAACCCATGTCCAGAGCGAGAATGGCCTTAGGTCGCTGACCTAGCCATTGAACTGCTTGAACTTGATGAGGATATAGATTCATTGAGTTGCCCATGACCACACACGCATGATGAGCAACTCAGCTGCTAGGCCAATCAAGTAGAAAGGCACTAGTAGCCCGATGGCAGCAAGAGCAAGATAGATCTTCATGCAATCTCTAAAGTTGGTTGCATTACTTGGATTTCGTAGCCGAGAGCTTTTGCCAACTTGAGGGTCTCACGGCTGAGAGTTTTTTGACGTGCGATGTCAGCAAAGATCTGCGCAACTGAATTGGCAGGATAGATCATCTCTGTGCCATAGACGTTTTTGATTGTGACCATCAAAGGGTTGTTTGCAGTAAGAACAGTCATGATAAATCCTTTTCAACATTGAGACAGCGGATTGCTGTAGGTTAATTGTACAACACTTTTTAGGTGCTGCACAATTATTTTTACTTTTTATTTCTTGGCCCAATAGCCATAGACCATACGCTCTGAGGAGTTCCAACTGTCGTAGGCAACACCATCGATTACGGCAACAAAGTGTCTGGCTTGTTTGGCAATCACACGGCCTTTTGGCATGTCGCTGCAGCGAGACTTACGTCCTTCAAATGTAGGTGCTTTCATCCAGATCCAGCCATGACGTTTGAGCACCTCTGTGTAGGTGTCTTTCATGATGCCGTTGCGCGCTGACTTTGAACGACCATTGTCTGCGTTGGCTTTGGAAAGTTCTTGATAGACTGCTTTGTAGTCAAGCTGCAAAGCTATTGCCATTGCTCTTGCACCGCAATCTCCTGCTGTGCCTTTGTAGCCTGCAGCCTCGCGACCGCCGTCATTGTATTTGTAGTTCATGCAGTCCTCGCTTTCAAGATCAACACAGCGTCTTTGATTGCTTTGTTGAACTGACGGTTTGTGCATTCACTGAAGTCTAAAAACTCACCCATGATGTCTTGAATTTTGATTGCAAATTCAGCATCACACTTGAGCTTAGCCATTATTTCTTTAGTGTAGTAGTTCATCATTTTTCCTTTACAACATTGAGACGGCGTCATTGCCGTGATTGCATTGTACAACACTTTTTGAGTCGTACACAACTATTTTGCGTTTTTTTTAATTTATTTGCGTTTGGCCACCGGCAGCCAGTTGCCTATGTCAGGCCTAAGCTGCTCTTTTGTGAATGGCAGAGCCTTCATGGAACCGAACTTTTTGGCTGCCACACGTCCTACCTGACCGCGGGTAAACCAGTAAGAAACAGTGTTCCTACTCATCTTTGCTTGCCTTGCCATCTCAGCTTTGGTGCCAAAATGAGCAAGCAGCTGGTCAAGGGCCTGGCGGCACTCGAGCTTAAAAGGTTTAATTTTTTTTGAGGTCATGATGTATTGTACATTATTTTTCGTGTTAGAATTTTCATTCCTCTTCTTTTTTACTTTCTACTTTCTAAGGACCTCATAACATGCCTGACTACGACAATGACGATGACGATGCATTGTTCTTTTTGCGTCAAGAAGAACTTGCTTCGATGACACCTGAAATGCGCACTGCCGTTGAAGATGCACGCAAACTTTTATTGGTCTCCAAGACAATGCTCATAGAACTTAGGCTCAGAAACATTGATGCCAATAACATTGTGGCTTTGGCCGGTCTCCTGTACGAAAAAGGAGAGCCAAATGCAAAGTAAACCTTCTGTTTTAGGAGTTGTACCAAATAAGATACCTGCTGAGCTGAAAAGCATACCTCGATGGGTGATGTGGAAGATGGTCCCTCAGGCTAAACCTAATGGTGAGATTGCTTGGAAAAAGGTGCCTTACCAGACTGATGGCAAGATGGCCAAGAGCACGGCACCATCAACCTGGACAACCTATGAAGATGCTTTAGATGCCTACCTGATGGGCGGTTTTGATGGTATAGGCATCACAATTGATGGCTCAGATGATTTCCAAGGCATTGACCTGGATGATTGCTTTGTTGATGGTGAACTGAGTCGTGAGGCAACTGAGGTCTTAGAAAAAATTGATGGCTATGCTGAGATCAGCCCTTCAGGCACTGGCATCAAGCTATTTACTAAGTCAAACTTGGCCATCTCAGGCAAGAAGGGCAATATTGAGGTCTACCGTGATGGTCGGTACTTTACCGTCACAGGCCATACGCTGAATGGTCATGGTCAGCTGCCAGACACGGTCCAAGACATTGGCTGGTTTGTGGAAAGACACTTCGGCTCAAACACTGAGATCAGTGCCTTAGAAACCTATAAGCCGCCGTTGACCGGTTGGGACATTGACAAGGTCAATGATGAACTCATCCCTTTCCTAGGTGACATTGACAACTACGAAGATTGGCTGCAGCTTGGCATGGCGCTGCATCATCAAGGCTCTGGAGACCCTCGCTGGATGGAAGTCTGGGATGAGGTTAGTCAAAGCACATCGACCTATAACAGGCAAGAGCTTGAAAGCAAGTGGGATTCTTTTAGTGAGCAGCGTGGAACTGGCGGTGGTGCCATTACCTTGGCTTCCATCATCAAGAAGGCAGGCGAAGTCAAGAAGGCTGAGCAGACCAGAACCTTTGAAAAGTACGAGAGCCAGATCAAAGACTGCACAGACATCAATGACCTGAGAACAAAGGTGGTAGATGCAATCAAGGAAGATCTTGGCATTGACCACATCAGCCGTGGTGTTTTGGCCCACATACTCAAAGACAAGTTCAAAGAGTTTAAGTTCCCTGTCTCTATTGGAGACGCCAAGAACCTGATCAAGCCAAAGGGCAGAGATGGTGTGCCTACGACAGTTGGAACTCCTCAGAGCGTATGGTCTATGGCTATTGGGCCAAGAAATAAAAAGTAAAAATAATTGTGCAGCACCTAAAAAGTGTTGTACAATTAACCTACA